GCAGGGTATCCAGGGGGTGGCGGGGCCGACTGGTGCGACGGGTGGGACGGGGACGCAGGGTATCCAGGGGGTGGCGGGGCCGACTGGTGCGACGGGTGGCACGGGGACGCAGGGTATCCAGGGCATACAGGGCGCGACGGGCGCGACCGGGCCCACGGGCGGCACAGGGACGCAGGGTATCCAGGGCATACAGGGCGCGACGGGCGCGACCGGGCCCACGGGCGGCACAGGGACGCAGGGTATCCAGGGCATTACCGGCGCGACGGGCGCCACGGGCCCCACGGGTTGCACGAACTGCGTCAACGGTCCCGGATCGAGCACCGACACCTATGTGCCGCAGTGGAGCGGTACGGCTGGCAACACGCTTACAGCCGGGATCTCCGCCGCGACTTTGACGCGCACCATTGCGAGCGGCGCCACGGCTCTCGGTACCAGTTCAATTGCCTCGGGAGCATGTGCCAGCGCGATGACGGCGACGGCCACGGGCGTACTGGCGACCGATGCCATAGTGGCGACCTTTAACGGCGATCCAACCGGAGTGATCGGCTACGTAGCGTCCACGGGTGGAATGCTTGCGATCATTCCGTACCCCACCTCGGGCGTAGTCAACTTCAAGGTCTGCAACAACACGGGAGCGGCCATCACGCCGGGCGCGGTTACAGTGAACTGGAGGGTGACGCGATGAGACTTCGCTACGGGTGGCTCCTACTGGCTCTCCTGGCAGTGCCGGCCTGCTGTCAAGGCATTGCTTTCCCCGGCCCCGGAGCGGCCGGCGTGGCTGGCGGGGGAAACGGGTACGCGCATCGATTGCTTTTCACGTTCAACGTGCATCCGAGTTCCAACCTGACCGCATTTCCGAACCTGATTTTGGGGACTTATGCCGGCATGGCGGATACGGGGCATGGCGGATATGTCACGCAAACCACCACCCTGAACGGGCAGACCGTTCCAGCGGATCTGGTCTTCACTTCGGATGCAGCCGGGACTACCTTGCTTTCCTGGGAAGTGGAGTCCTGGAACAATACGACCGGCGCGATAGTCGCGTGGGTGAAGTCGGACCGTCTGGCGGTGTCGGACACGCTCATTTACGCCTGGGCGGGAAAATCGAGTGTCACTACGTATCAATGCACCGCGAGCGCAACGTGGAGTGCCTATTCATTGGTTAGCCATTACCCGAACGGCACAACGCTATCGACGGTGGACTCGAGCGCAAACGCACTGACGCCTTCGAGTTCTTCGGGGGTGACGGCGGGGGCTGGGCAACTTTCAGGCGGCGCGGTGTTTGACGGAAGCCACGGTATTGCCTACCCCTCTGAAGCCGCCCTCAATAACTGGACCACGCAGACGATCTCCTTTTGGATGTACGCCGGGTCAAACGGGCAATACCATCGCCTTGCGGAAAGTGGGGATAACAACGGTTGGGCGATATTGACGAACTTCTATTCCAGTAACGAGATTGATCTGTCCATAGGTGGAATCACTCGACTTAGGAGTACCGCCTCGCTATTGAACTCGCTAAACTGGCATCACATTGTAGTTGAGATTGCCTCGGACTACTCGGCGAAGCTATACGTTGATGGTGTGCTAGATACCACGTCTTCGGCAACGAGCGCGCCAGCAAAGACAGTCGCATTCTTTATTGGGCAGTACGGTGGTGGGGGTTACAACTACACTGGAACTCTAGATGAGTTCAGGATTTCCAGTGGTTCGTGGGTGCCTTCCGCCGACTGGATCGCCCACGAATACACGCAGCAGTCGCAGGCAAGCGCGTGGTACACGGTGGGGAGTTGGACGCCATGAGCGGCGCTTATTTCTCAGGATTCCGTTCGAGCATCGGTTCCCGGCGCCGCTGGCGCGCTGAACATCCAATCCAACTCTTCCGGGGTAGCTAGTCGGGCCGGGATGGAGGGCGCGCGGTGCTCGCTGACTTCGGGATCGCACATCTTCCAGAACTCCTCGGGTTCGTGTGCCTCTGCGCAGGCCAGTTTGTAGAGTTTGTAGGCGAGATCCTTGGCGTCTGAAAATACGATGGTGAGTTTGCCGTCTTCGATTGTCAGGTCCACCAGCTCCTCAAATGTCGTGTACTTGTCGCGAGGCTGCGCCCTGCCGGCAATCATCTCCCCGAACCGGGTGGACCGCTCCATGACGATAGCGGCTTCCCGGAGCGCTTGGGCCTGCTTTTCCTTGCGCGCTTCCTCGGCGAGATAGACCGTGGCTTCCGGGCATCGCTCCAGATAGAATCGGAGGTTCTCCCGGCTCACCGTTGCCTCCGCTCCATGGTGGACGGTGGCCCCTGCAACCTTCATGAGATCGGTGGCCTGCGACTTGCCGATTATAAACAGCCGCTCCACCTCGGCGCGCGTGTAAAATGCCTGGCCATCCGTCTCCAGATGTTGAAAAATAAGCGGGATACGCGCCAACCAGGACTTTGCGCGCATCTAGGGTTACCTGCCCTTCGTTCCCGGCAAGTTGCCAAGCCTGCCAGCGTCGGATTTGGACAGTTCCCGCGTCCGCGTGGCGCAACCGGCCGCCTCGCACTTCGGGCAGATCCATCCCCAGGCACGCGTAAAGGCCCAGCCATGACGCTTCAATGCCCGTGCCGCCTGTTTCTTGGTTCCGGCCATTCCCGCCACGCCACTGGAGATGCCGTTGATGGTGTGGCGCGTACACATCCCGCACCGCACGCTGAAGTTCGGAATCAGCGTCCCCCTGTCGGGCGCGCTCATTTCGCCACCATCGACGATTCTGCCAGCACTGACAGGTTGTCAAGATCGCGTCTAGCCACTTTTATCGCGCGGTCCCGGACCGCCGGCAACTTCCCGTCGGCGATCAAACGCCTCAGGAAGGCCAGAGACAAGCCTGTGTAGTCGCTGGCCTGCCTAAGGTCGAGGTATAAAGCCAGAGGCTCTGGCCGCGCCTCGCCGAGTCTGTTTTCGACGGCTGCGGCAATTCGGTCAAGAACCATGGAGAGAGCGTCCGCGGATGTCGGAATTGGCAGGGGAGATAGCGCCGCGCTTTGCGCCGGCATGACGTGCGCCCGTGGCGCGGCCAATCTCTCCACATCGTCAGGATTGAACACGGGTTCAGGCTTCATGCCGGTGCGCGACCGTTCGCGCCGCTCCGGGCCTTCGCCAGCATCGCAACGTCGGTCCAGCGTGCGTTCGCTGATTCCCAGGCTGCGCGCCGCATCCGGTTTGGTGATCCACCCTGAAAGATCGAGCGCAATCGGAGACAGGCGCAATACGTCTTCTGGATTGAAGACAGGCTCGGGCTTCAGGCCGGGCCGTGGTCGCTCACGGCGCTCGGGTCCAAGGTTGCCACCGTCGATGGTGCGCCGGTCCAGCGTGCGTTCGCTGATCCCCAGGCGCGCGGCGGCGTCGGGTTTGGTGAGCCAGGTGGAAAGATCGGTCATCGTTGTGTCGCTCCTTCAGAGGTCGAATCCATACTCCCTCCCGAGTAAAGTGAAAGCCACCGCAACATCAATCGGCAGGACGCCGTTTCCCACGCTTCGAATCCGATCCGTTCGTCCGTCGCGGAACTCCAGTTGACGGGCCATCCCATCAGCCATTCGTCGAAATAGATGTTCAGTCTCCGCCTGTGCGAGGGCAGGTCGCAGCCAGGGGTGAGACACCAGCACGTCTTCCCATCTGTCCCAGTCGCCGGTTCGGTAGGGTGGGAAATAAAGAGGGTGGCTTCCGTGCTCAATTTCTGCTGATTCTGCCTCGACTTCTTCCCCGCCGGCCGCGACTGATAGCCGAGCCTGGGATCGTGGCCCGATGGCGTGCTCCAGTTCCGTGCCTGCTGATCCAATCCCTCTTCCGTCACACGGTCTCCGCCCCGGCTCCTGAAGGAGTCGATTCCCGACGTCTGCCAGTTCGTTGCTTGCTCTGCGTGCTCCCCGCCCGCGCCCTTCTTCCCCGTTCGATCCGTCGCTGAGCCGCCGCCCGGTGTCAGCCAGTTCTGAACCTGATCCTCCAGTCTGCTCGCCCGCGTTGGATTGTCTTGCCCGAGTCCGTTGTTCGTCCCCGACTCTGGCGTGCCCCAGTTCAGCACCTCTTCGTTCAACGGCCTCGATCCCAAGTGCTTCGCCGCCGTCTCCGGATCGATCTCCCCGCTTCGCCAGTCTTTGGCCTGGGGAGACTGCCAGTTCTCGGCGTGCTCCTTCAGATTCGCGCCAACCTTCCCCCTCTCCATGCGTTTGGAGTTCGCCCCTCCGTCCGACGCTCCAGGCGTGCTCCAGTTCTCCGCTTCCTTGCCCAACATCATTCCCGTCCGCTGGTCCCCGTAGATGTAGCGACGGTTCGAACCCCGTTGCGCGTCCCCACTGTTCGTTGTAGGCCAGAGCGAACAGTCTGACCCTCTCATGCGGCGTGCCCATTTCCTCCGCGCTAAACAGTCCTGCCCGAGTTTCGTAACCCAGCGTTCGAAGGTCGTAGCAGACCTGTTGGAACCCGTTGCGCAGGTGCGCTCGGACATTTTCGATGAAGGCCAAGGGAGGCTGGGCCTCGCCAATGATGCGGCGGATGTGCGGCCAGAGGTGGCGTGGATCTTTCCTCCCGAGGCGCTTCCCCGCGCATGAGAACGGCGTACAGGGGTACGTGGCAACGATGCAATGTATTCGGCCACGCCACGGGCGGCCATCGAAGGTTTTGACATCGCTCCACACAGGCGCTTGAGCCAGGCAGCCTTCTTCCATTGAGCGAACCAGCGTGGCGACGCAATAAGCTTCTCTCTCCACGTAACAGCGTGTGAGAGCGCCTGGAACCGCCAGTCTGATGCCAAGGTCTCCGGCTCCGGTACCCGAGCAGATTGAGATGAGATTGAAGGGGGAAGGTAGATCCACACCTATCGCTCCAGTCCCCTGAGTGCCCCCGTGATGCGCCCCCAGTGGATCACGTCGCCCTCGAAGACGAAAGGGCCTTCCTCCACCGGGTGCACTTTCAACCAATACTCGGCCATCTCGGCGAAGGCGAATCGCTTGCCGTTGCCTCGAAAGCCATCGCGCCAGGCGAGAGCATTCTTTTCAGCCACCGATAATTCCACGCCTTCGATTGTGATGCCCAACGTAGCGTCGCCGCGCTCGTAGACGAGAATATCCTCGACCTTCACGCACGGCCATCGGCCCAGCAGCCGCGCACCCTTGTGCCGCAATCCGGTATAGCAGTGGCAAGTCTCACCCACGCGTGGCCGGGTCTTTCGCTTGGCGCGGATGGTGTGTGTCTTCGATCCATCCTCGATCATCGGTACGAATCGGGCTTTGAAACCTAGGAGCATGTCAGTTCCGATCCTTCTCGGAATGCAGTAGCGGGCCCAGGATGAGCCGTGATGTACCAGCGGTCGTCCTCGTTTTCGCCCAGCGCCCACAACAGGGCTTTGCACGCCGCGGCCTTGGCAAAGATCATTCCTCCAGGGGTCATGCCGGGAGGCTGAATCCTCGCATCAACCTGGAGCATCTCGGAGAGTTTGGCGCGGATTTCCTGTTCGGTTTTCATGCGGCCTCTACGTACGGCGGTGTTGGATCGTCGTCAAGGTGCGCGATGGCTTCCAATACCGCCCTTGCGCAGCACAGATCGACTTTCAGCACCAGATAGCGGCGGTATCCGTGGGTCTGTGAGGTGTGGGCCGTGAAGATGATTTCATGCCCCGTGAGCCATCGTTCGAGGGCGAGCTGCTGGCGCACGGCAGCCGCGGGGAGGTCCACCAGCTTGCGCCAGCCGGGCTGGGGGGTCATGCGCGACCTTCCTTCACCGCGCGTCCGAATTCGCTCAGTTCGGACTCCAGGTCCGACATGAATTGAAGATCGGCTTCCGTTGGCTCCGCATCGGGAGAGAGCGCGATCAGGACTCCGTGGAAAAGCGCTTGCGCTCCAGCGTAGAACGCCCGGCGCATCTCCGTACGCTGGACCTCGCTAACGTCGGCCGGAAGCACTTGGCGGGCGAATGAATTCCACTGCTCCAATACGAGTTGGCGCTTCATGCGTTGCTCCATTTGTGGCGCTCCGTCGCGTCACACGCGGCATGGAGATCTTCCATGCGTCCCGTCTTAAGGAATCGGGCGAACGCTTCGAACGGTTCCTCGCGGGTGGCTTCCGCTCGGGCCAGCATGGCGCGCGCGACCTCGCCCTCGGATGGCGTGCCCGGACGCTCAGCGAGATTGCGCAATGCCCGTAATTTTCTCGGCGACATGCGTGGCATCAGTCAGCCTCCCCAGTAGCCCGCATCTTGCCGTCGTACACTCCCAGTCCACCAGCGGCGGATTCACCGTCCGGCGCCGGTACGCCATGGCGATTCCGATACCCGACTGCCGCCCGGTCGATCCGCTCGGCCTGGTCGCGGGACAATCCCGGTGCAGTGTCTTGCCAGCCGATGATGGAGCCCTCCTGGGTGCGCGCGAACCCCTCCAGCATCAGCACGGCCTCGCGCCTGGTCATGCCTCGCTGGTGTAAGCGGCTCAAGGCGAGTGTGTGGATGGTCATAGGATCAACCTCAGCGGAATCGCGGCGAGTTCGAACGAAGGTTTCCGTTGCTCCTGTAGCTCTCGTTCGAACTGCGCGCAGTCCTGACTCTCATGCACGCCGATGCGGACGATGTAGCAGTGCACCGGAATGCCGCTGGCGGTCTGGCCTTCCCACAGTCGCGCCGGCACGTCGGTGCCGTTGATTTCCAACTCTGCGATTGACGTGGTGTTTGTAATCGTGATCGTCATCGTATAGCCCTCCAGATCAAGACAGCGGTCCAGAAAACCATCCCGGCCGCCACAATGCGCAGCAGCAACGTGCCGCAACCGATAGGGACCTTTGGCGGCCGGTAATCCGAAGTCCGGATGCGGTAGCCGAACGCGTCGCGGCCTTCTGGAGTTATGCGGTCGGGTTTCATCGACAAACCTCCGTTCGCGGATGCGATGGGCAGAAATCGGAATCCGTTCCCACATGCACGGCGCATCTGACGCACAGTGGGCGGTCGCACGTCTTTCCAGCCTTCCCCCCGGTCAAAGGAAAATCGCACAGCTTCGAGCTGGGGCGCCCGCAGACGATGCATGGTTTGCGCCTATCGCGCCTACAAACGATGGCATAGCCGCCGCCGGGCAGTGCTACGTGATCGCAGGGCATCAAAACCTCCTTTTCGTCTTGGTTCCGAAGTGGCTCACCGCTCGTCGGCGTCCGGTCATTCTGATGGAATCCACGCGGCCCGGTCCCATCAACTCATCCGGGTCGGCGTAGGTCTCGCCATGGTTGCCATCCAGTTTCACGCGCCAACCCGTCCACCCGAGGCCGTACTTCTCAAATGCGATCAACTCTCCGGCATGGCTAAGGTAGGGATGCTTCGGCCCCGTAATAAATACGCGGTCACCGGGTTTCAACGGCCGTGCCGTGGGCATCAGGCAACCTCCGCGATCAGTGGACGGTGCGCGTCCTTCCTGTCGCACCTGGTCTCACGGTGATGAGTCTTGTCGTAGTTGCGTTTCCCGCTGAAAGGGCGGATTTCTTTGCCGAATTGCCTGCATCGCTGCGCTACGCGGTAGCAACTCCGGCACAATCCCTTGACCCAGGCAGCTTTTCCACAACGAGAACACGACGCGCTGACCACCTTCTCGCGCCTGCCGTCAACCTTGTACGGGCGTTCCACTCCCCGCACAGTGAGATATCGATCACAGGTATGGCATCGCCCATTCCGAAGAGGCTTAATTTTCCTCCCGCAATTACGGCAAGGAGTCCGGGGCTTTGGCGCATGGGTGAAACCGATCTGGCTCTTCAATCCGTGCGCGTGCACGTGGCAACGCCGACACAAGAATTCGAGGTTCACCCTGTGGTTGTTCTCAGTATTCTCGTCGATATGATGGCGGTCGCAAGCGGGCGCTGTCAGGCAACGCTCGCAACGGCCTATCTCCGGATACAGCCTCTGCGCCTTTTGTCGATTGGCGTTCTTACCCGGCATGGATCGTCTCCCTCAGAAATGGCCGTAAGTTGTCTTTTCGAGTGCAACGTGTTTCCCGGTGGTGAAGCTTATCGAAATTCAGGTGACACCAGCAGCAGAGCATTCGGAGGTTGTCATCGGCCCCGTTTTCGGGGTCATGATCGAGGTGCGCCATCGTGAGCACCACCGTGATGTACCGGGTCCTGTCCGGGATCGGGATCGAGCGAAACTCCTTACCCGATTCGTCGCGCCACGGGCTCCCTGTGTCGCGCCAGAACATGTAAGGATGCTGGTTGCCTGGGCCGAATACCAGCATCCCCGAAGTGGTCTCTACTCGTTGGCCGTTCGGCTTGCCGCACTGCTCACAGCACCCCTTCGCGCGCTTCATGATGCGGGCGCGCGTGGCCTCGTACTCTTTGCCGCGGTAAAAATGGCGGAGTTCAGCGCGGATGGGCATCAGGAGATGCTCCTGATGGTGACGCGCTTTGTCCCGTCCGGCAGGGTTTCAATCGTTTCCGCCATGACAAACGGCTCCTTAGGCTTCAGAAGGTCCAAGGCTTTGTATTGGGCCGCACTTGCGCCGTGGTCTTCGCGTAGGAGCGCAGAGGTACAGTGGAGATCTTCATCGAGCGCAAAATCAGCCAGCATGGCGATCTTGTGCGCCTTGCAGATTTCGAGGATTGCCGACATGAGCGGCGATATTTTCTGGTCGTATACTTCCTCTTTGCTGGGCATCAGTCTTTCCTCTCTGTACGTGTTTCTGCATCGGCTTCGAACTCCGCCAACACACGCGACACCGCATCGGCAGCCGGCGAATACCCGCGCCTCTTACCTTGCCTCAGAAGTTGAATACATCGCCCAGAATGGACTTCCGGGCCGCCCTCGACCAGTCCATACTGACGCGCCGCTTCGAGCACCAGATAAAACCTCGCCAGGTTGACCGCAAGTTGCCACTCTTCTGGTGTTTTGGGATTTTGTGGAGACCGTTTCATCCCCGGCCTCCCCCCAGATACCGGCGCATGGCGGCTTGCTTCTCCGTGGCGCTGGCACAAGTCTCGCTCCCGTCTTTTGTGACCCGGTGGCCCGTCTCCCTACGCAACGCGTTTTCGACCTGCTCCTCGACGAAGGCCCGTTCCTCGTCCGTGAGCGGACGCGGGCTCCGATAAGCCGTAGCGGCGTTCCCGCCCAGGACTATCACCGTCGCGGTGACGTCTACCGAGTCTCCCATCTGCACGTTGTAAAGGTGGAACGCCATCTCAATCGTCATTCGGAACCTCCCTTTGCGCGTCCCGCGTGATCGAGCACTGCCCGCGCCATCTCGCGATCCTCATCGTCGTACAGCGGCTGTCCCCAGCGGTCCCGTTCACCCTCTGGCGTCTCCAGGACGGCTCTGGCATAGGCGCGGCGGCGTGCGTAGTTATCGGCCACTACGACGTCCATGGCACGGCGTTCGGCTGGGGTAAGGAGCGATTCATCGTGGCCCATGGTTCTCCTTGTATTCGGTTTCGAAGTACTCCACCACTTCGCGCCATGCCTGCCTCTGCCGGTCGGGCAGTACGTCGAAGGCCCCCGGCGGATTGGGGAGGGATCGGTGCGCCCAGATATCGTAGGCGGCGCGGGCGCGGCGGTTGCGTTCGGCGTGGATCTCCTGGCGTTCGAGCGAGTGGATGAAGTCGCGCTGGTTAGCCGCTTGGGCGAGGTGAAGGCAGCGCGCGCATAAGATGAGGTTTTGCGGCAGTTGTTTAACCGGAAAACTCTTGTATTTGGCGCCGCAGTAAGGACCGCCATCGGGTTTGAGTATGTGTACCCGCACCGGGCGGCCGGCGCGTTTGATGGGAATGGGGCTAGGCATGGGCGACATGACTTTTCTCCTGGGATTGGTTCTTGGCGCGCACTTCGGCGATGTGCGCCTGTTCGGCCTGGGGGCCGCTCCAGCCCTGGCCCTCCTGGTATCCGTGGCCGGCGAGTGGGTGATAGCAGGCGCGCTCGTCGGGGGAGTGGACGCCATGGGCGATGCAGGCGGGGCAGGTCATGGCTTCCCCTCGCCGGGCGCTTTGAAGTGGGCGCCTCCACCAGCGGTACGAGTAAGGGCGCACGCGCTCACTGGCGCGCAGCGCGGGCAGCGATGCCACTTCTGTTTGATCCCACAGAATAGATCCCATCCATTGAGCCTGGCTGGGAGTCGGCCGGCGCCGTTGCACTTCGTGCAGCGGATGCCCATCTCACGGTCCCGATAGACCTGCACGCGCGGGGCGAGGAAGCTTCGGAGCATCCCCTCGTCTTCTTTCAACGGCCGCTGGAGCGCTATCGCCGACAGTTGGCCGTAGGCACGAGCTACGACGTATTCAAGGGCGGTCATGGGGTTCTTCCTCTGGCTTGACATCGTTGGCTAGATCGTTGCCTAACGCGATCATCTCGGCGTAGGCGGGGAAGCCGTTGGCGCGCAGGCCCTCGATTACGCCAGCGACGAATTGACTGGCAATGTGGAGGCCTGGGCCATTGTTTTGCGGGTGGCGGCTGGCGAGCTGGAACTGCGCGCACAGGCTAATCAGCGTCATCAGGTCCATATGGACCGGTAGTTGGAAAGTGGGGTCGTACTCAGCCTGCAAGCGGCGCAAGAGCGAAGGGTCGGGGTGGGATGAGCTTTCAGGCATGTGCGATGTTCGATACGGCAACCGGCTGCTGCCGCTCTTCACGCCTAATGGAAGGCGTCACTAGGATGCGAAACCCACAGGAAGGGCAGGCCACGCTGACAAGCGGCCCGTTCTTTTCGTGGCTGCGGATCGCCAGCACTTTTGTGTGGCAGGCGTTGCAGTCCCACTGGTAGGTGGACTCGTAGAGGGTTGGATCGGGCATCAGGCCACCGCCGTTTTCAGATTAAGAGTGCGTCTTGCCCAATCGCGGTCCTGGTCGTCATATTCGGCGTTTCCATGCCGGTCCCTGGCGTCTGGGGGCGTCGCGAGTATCTCCGTGGCGCGCGCCACTTCGCGTTCGCGGTCCTTTCGTTCTTCCGCATGCTCGAGTTCCAATCTGTCAAGCAGCGACGGCCACGCGTCCACAAAGCCTGCAACGTGCATTTCCAGAACGCCCGGGCCTTTGATTCGCGGCATGGCTTTCTTTAGGTCGGCAAGGAATGCCGCGCGTGCCCATGCGTGGTCTGGCAGCGAGTCGATGACCATGCGGACCTTGGACGGGGCAGGATGCGGCCGACCGGCATCGACAAACGCGGCAATCAACGCGTGCTTAAATTCGGCGTCGGGCATTCTTTCTGGTTCGTCTCCCGCGAGGAATGGGCCGCCGGCAGCAGCGGCGTTTTCGCCGTGCGCGGCCGTCTTCGAACTTCGCGGCTGACTGACCAGCTCGGCAACCGGAATCGCTACCGGGGGATCGGGATACTTCGCGGGCGGGGCGGATCGGCTGGCCCGGTCGCGTTCCGGGGGAAGGATAGTGCCAGCTTGCCGCCCCTCTGTCGTGGGGGATTTGGATTCGGCGGCTCTAGCGGCAGAGGCGTGGGGTTTGTCGGGCCCTTGATGCGGCACGCTCTGGCCGTCGGGATTTAGAACCGCCGAAACTTGTGGGGGCGCCGGCTCCGGCAACTTCCCATCTTTTTTGTAGGTCTCCAAAATAGGTAGCAGGACCCCTTTCAGGTCCTCCTGACGCTGGTGAACGATCTGTCGCGCGTTGACGACAGAAACTTCAGCGTTGACCAGGGTGTCGATCCGTTGAACTATGGCTGGAAATTTGGATAGGATTTCGGCAAGACATGGGTCGTTCACGCCTTGGGCCTGCATGAAGTGAAACACGCGTTGTGCTGCCATCGTCAATTCGGCCGAGGTTTCTTTCGCGCTCTTGGATAGAGTGAGATCCTCGGCGCTGTGGCGCATGAGTGCGGCTACGGTGGCTGGGCGAGGATGGACGTGGCAATAAAGGAAGGATTTCCCGGCAAGCCGTTTGCGCTCAGTCTTGGATAGTTCGTGAATTGGAGTTATGTACTTCTGGTCGTAAGCTTCCTGGAAAGACAAACCCTCGGAAATCTGCACCCATTCCTCTTCTCCGTCCTTTGTTCGCTTCTCAAATAATCCGCAGAGGCGACTTAAATCGGCCCAGCCAAGCTTTCGAGTGGCTTCGTCGCGCGCCAGAAACTTCCTGATTGTCACGCTGGTGAAAACGCCGTCTTCGCGCTCGACGCTCTCGATGACGCGCCGAATATGCTTCGGTTGGATGCGCCGTTTCTTGCGCTCCTCGGCGCTAAGCTCCTTGCCGCTTCGACGGAACTCGACGATATCCGCGTCGAGCAACTTGGCGCTGATGGCCGAAGGGGTGAGCGGCACGAACTTAGGCCCATCGCCCTTTCGTCCTGGGACCTGCATGATGCAGAATTCGCCGCCTCCGCCGGGGTAGCCTATCGCATGTTGCTGGGCGAGCACGATAATGCGGACGCGCCAATCCATGCCCGGCCGCAGGAACACGCCGAGCCCGTGCTTCGTGGCATATTGCCATTCGGAGGCCGTCACGCCGTACTTGCGAAGGTATGGCGGCACGTATCCGCCGTCTGGCGATTTTGGCCCCTTTTTCGTAATCATCGACCCTCCGTTTTCAATAGTTTAGGGGCTCCCAATGTTCCCATCCATGGGTACATATGCTGAAAAACTAGCAGGTACTTTTGGGGCGATGGAGTGGCATTCTGGGGAACTCTGCTATGCTCGTTCATTGCCGGGTAGCTCCCGGCGTCTTTTGCGGGCCGGGGCGGGTGACTTTCAGCGCCCGTTCCGACCGCATGCCTTCTGAAAGGGGCGCTATGAGTAAACGAAAAATAGACGTGTACAGGGTCGCCATGGAGGTTGACATGCTGGAGTTGTTCCGCCATCTCATCACGGAGCGATCCCTGTTTCCGATCCTTGCGGCTTTCGCGGCGGCTTGCCAGGATCGGGCGCAGATGCAGCGCATGATGTATCGAATGGATGGGCATACCTGTTGGCAGGAAAGGGCACGCCGCGCTGAACAATTCTTTCAGGAGGCGGCATTCCGTCTGAGTTCCATCGAACCGGCACTGACGAAAACCCATGGTGATGACTTTCCCGTCGGCGTGCTGAAGCTTAGCCTCATGGAAACGCTTGAACGGTTTGGGACGTCGCCGATTAATGAAGATTGCCCTGGTTGCCACGATGCCATCATGCGCGGCGAAATAGTCCGGGTTCCTTCGGCTGATCGAAGCGTCTTGTTTTTTTGGCATTTTCTTTCGCTCTTTTTATCGGGTTACGGTTTTGGGGCTACCGGATTCCGGGAACATCAAAGCACGCGGCTTCCAGCCCGATTTCGGCCGTCAACGGAGACACCGGCCGGCGCGCTTTTCGCGCCTTCACATGCCCTCGATATTCTTCGAGCGCGGTGAGTGCGGCTTCCTTCAAATCGTGGTGCTCGGTCTCCAGCGCACGAACGATTTCATAGGTTGTGTCGATGACGGATTCAAGGTTGGGGCTTCCGCTCCGTGATCTCTCTGTACATCTCAAGGGAGCCCCTTTCCAGCCGCGCGGGCCAATGAAAATAGGGTGAATAGGTTTGCGTTGAGGTGGGATTTACGGCAGAATGGAACTGGCCGTCGCCTCTTCCCGACGCGTTGACTTGTTGCTGCTCCGGTCCGCCAAGATGGAAGCAGTGATGAGAAGCAAAGGGAGGGGGTCGCCCGCGGCCCGCCTGGTAACGAATATTATGGCGGCGAGGGGAAACCCGAGTTGACATAATATTCGCAATCCGAACCCCGAAAACTGAGCACTCGCCCGACGCGTGGACGTGTGTGTTATCGGAAGCGGATTGCGAGTTTCTCAACTGGCCTTCTCCTGGATCGCGGATTGCGCAGCCTTGACCGCCTCCGCGATTTTAGCGCGGTGCCGATCCCAGCGGACTTTGATCGCCTTCTTAGCAATTACCTGCCGTTGTTCGAAAGTCGTTTTTTTCATCCGCGCTTTCGAGGCGAAACGGCCGAGCACGGACATCGCCTCTTCGAGGGTGATTCTGTGTTTTTTGGGTTTGCGTGGCGTTGCCATGTGTTATGATTTCTAACACAATACCGACCGGCTGTAAAGCCCTTCTTCAATGTTCTCATCCAGTGAGAACATAATGTACTCCCACACTGAGAACACCATGTTCTCACCCAATGAGAAGCGTTGAAATGCTTTCTGAAACTGGGGGGGGAAACGCCCTCCGGCGCTTCGCTCCGTGGGGCAGATTCATTGGCTCATCGTCGTCGTCGTCTCTTCAGAGAGCACTTACTTTCGACCAAGGGAGCGCGCCATTCCAACAGGGACGATGACGACGAAGAAACCAAGGTACGGAGTACGTACCAAGCACCAGAGAGGTGAACCCAATTCCCTCCTGAGATCACCATACATGTGACCCCCTTCCCCCGAAACACCATCCGTCTGCCCAACACAAGCCCTCAGAACCGACGCTCGTTCACCCACGTCCGAATCCTCACCCAGGTCTCCGCGGACGCCTGGAGCGCCGCAGGCTTCGAAGGCGCCCTATACCAGCCAGGCGGCAGAATCGCCGCTGAGGTCCTGGGACTGAACCCCATCGCCTTGGAATACGCCGGGCCGCAGGGCACCTACAAACAGCGGAGGGAACGGGAGGGGCTGTGGATCTTGTGGCGTTACGACTGGGAAGCCCACAACTGGCGGGAGATTGTACGGGCCGTCTCGAGAGATTGGCACTGGGCGCTGGTGCTGAGAGAGCCGGCGATCCGCGCGCTGCGGCCGTTGACGGTGGAAACGCCGGGCGTCGACGCGGCCGCGCGGGGCAGGGAAGTCGCCGACGAGCTACTGGTGAGGATCGATGCCGCCCTGTCGCCGGAACTGCCGGCGGTGCGCCGGGCAGTCATGTGCGCGGTGTACGATTCGATGGCTGGGCGGCTGGCGGCGGCGGCGTAGTGTATGCTGTTTGGGAGGCCCGCGCCGCCGAATACGGAGCGGACCTCAGCACGCAGGCCGAGAGGTGGCCCAACGATGCAGACCAAACTTAACAGACCGTTGCAGAAAAGCGACATGATCGGACAATCATCCGATGGCGGGGCCATTTTTATGGCCCAACGCGCGGTTGACGATGCGCTGATTCTGATGCCGAAGATTCGCGCCGCCGATCTCGCGGAAGCACTTTTAAACCAGAGCTTCGATTTCCAGCGGGACCTCAATGAGATTCTGGCCCGCAACTTTTACATCGCTGCGTGCAATACCGTAAGACGGAAACAGGCCGCAGAGGCACGCGCTCAACTCCGGCTCCCTGGTTTCGAGCACCTACCTGTCAAGATATCGGTCGCCGACGGCAAAAGAATCCGATTGCTCAGTGCTAACCGCGAGGGAGTCAGAGCCTACTACTGGTCGCTGATGAAGAAACACTCCGACCGGAAACGAAGCGATCCACAAATTATCGAGGCCAAGGCTCTGCTGGATGAGATGACGAAGCGGGCCCGTACGGAAAAGGGCATCACCGTCAGGGAAGTTGTCCTAATCGATCGCTGATGGAGGGCGCTTTCACCGCTGCATCCGGGAGTAGCCGGCCGCGAACCTCGTCCCCTTCGACCCACCCAGCCAAATAGTTGAAGGAACACCCAGGGGGCGGAGGCGCTCCGAGCAGCCCGGTGTCGAAGCCGTTGCACCATTCGCGCAGATCGTTGGCCGATGGTTCGTTCAAGTCGCCCTGCCTAAAATCCACAGTAGCAGCAGCGCCATGGCATCCACAGCCACCAGTCCCCAGAAGCGGCGCCTCCACCGATTCATCTCCCGGTATGGCGTGAAGCCGTTGTCGCCCTTGCTCTCGAGATGACGGACGAAGGCGCGCTCTTCGTGCTCTTCCCACGGTTGTATCATCGTGGGCGCCTGAACCTGGCGGCCAGTACTTCCTCTTCGGGTGTCAGGTGACTGACCGGCTGCACACACTCGACCTCGCGGTGCTGTTTGCTCACCGCCATTGCCTGGGCCTGCTGCGCCACCAGGATGCGGTTGGCGTCGCGCGTCGCCTGTTCGTTCACTACCGCGATGCAGAGCAATATCCAGGTCATGCTTCCCTCCTGACGGCCTCAGCCGCGCCTTCCATCCCCGGCTGTTTTCGCTCGGGGAACGTTATCGAGTACAGCTCACGATACGTCTGAATCAACCCAGCCACGTCCATGTTGTGCGCCGCCGCGAACTGGATCGGATTCCTGTCGAACGCATTGTGACATCGCCGGCACAGCGGGATGCATCGAAGATCGCAACCCTTGGCTCCGTGCGAATGTGGGCCGGTGTGGCACGGGTCGATGTTCCACCAGACGCCGCAAGCGCAACAGGGGAACGTCTTGACGAACCGCTTGTACAGTTCATCCCGGAAGGGTTTCACCGAATGGAAGAGCTTGCCGGCGATGCCGTAGATGAGTTCCATCACGGACGTCCTTTCCGCGCCTGCAACTTCTCACGGCGCTGTTCGTCGGCCTCGCGCTTGACAGCCAGCCATAGGCAGGCATCGTACGCGATGGTATAGCGCCTCCTGGTGCCCTTCACCCGTACTTCCAGGTGTCGCGGGTGCAAGGTGACGATTAGGGGCACGCCACGGTCAAGGCAGGCCGATTGGCGGGTGACTGGTTTGGTGAGCACGGTCATAGCTCGCGCTCCGGGCCCGGATCGCCCTTGCCGGCGCGGATAGCCTCGCGGCGGCGTTCCAGGTCCGCCCACTTCGCAAGCCACGCGTCCACCGTCTCTCGAGATCCCCAGACGGATCGGGGCACTTCGTTGTGCATGAACCTGGCGATGCCCAGGATAGCGGCCAGGTTGGCATCGTCGGCCGCCACGACGGCCTCGGCGAAGTCGTTTCGAAGCACGGCTTGAAGAAACTGCCCTGGTGGAACCCCCTGTTCGATATACCGCCGCATCCCGCCGCGCAGGTGCTCGGGTAGCAGCTCGTACTTGATCTCTTCACTCATGGAATTTCTTTTCAGGGCCATCCGGTTCTCCTCTTCCCAACATGCAGCCGCACCCCGCAACGCAAGGGCGAAATCGACGTCGCGCACAATCTCAGCGCCGGGATCTCCGCCTTCGGTAAACGATTTTGTCGTCACTATGACGATCATCGCAAGCGCGTCAACCAGTTCCGCTTCTCCCATACCGCCGCGCGCCAGCGCTATCGCGGAGATCACGGCGGCGTCCCCATCGAGCGAGGTGTCTTTCGCCCTCAGGATGGCGGTTAGGATGGCGATTATCTGGCGGTTGGTCATTGGGCACGCTCCCTTGGGAACTGGAACCGTAATAGCCACGATGGGCCAAACTGGTTTCGGATCTGCTGTAGCGTGCCGTTCGATTGGCCGTTCATCCAGGCGAGGTTGAGCTTGGATTTCCACGAGCGGCCGTTCTCGGAGGCGTAATGGCGGAGGGCGTCGATTTGCTCTTGGGTCGGCTTCACTGGGCACGCTCCCAAGGTCCAATCCTGCCGGTTTTCGCTTCCTGGATCAAGACCGTACAGACCATGGCCTGTTGCGCCTCATCGCTCCATTGCAAATCGTTGGCCTTGAGTTCCTTGGCAACCCACGCGCTGGTCTCGCGGAACGCGATGTTCCAGGGGATTGTAACCTTCGACGACGGCGGCGTGCGAATGAGGGCGGCCGGCGCCGGCACTGCGGCCGGCCCATACGTTCCCGTACCTGACGCTGGAGTCAACGCAGGCGCCTGCCGAACCGGTTTCCTTTCGGCGGCAACCACCACCGGCTGCCGAAGCTGCTCCGCCACGGCGTCTTCCTCGGCCGCGGCCCGCGCTTGTTCGGAATCCGGGGACAGCCAGACGTTCCACCGTACCGGCTGTTTGCGTTCGCCGTTCCAGTATTTGCAAAGGAAAAACGTCTCGCCTGGCGCAACCTCCATCATGTTGAGCTTGGCGGCCACGTCGGGCGCCAGGATCAGCGTGCGGCCGTCCACCAGCTCGTAGCGCACCTGGTCGCCGGCACGGCCCGACTCGAATACGCCTTCGGCCTTGATGGCGAGTTGCTGGGGGACGTTGGGAGCGAACGCAACGGTATTTGGCATCACGCCACCTGCCTGATATAAGCCAGCGCTTCCTCGCGCGTGCAACCCGCCGCTTTCAACATCGCCATACGCTCGGGAAGCGGCGAACGCATCTCTGACCCCGTGCAGCCAGTCTCCGGGTCGATCCTCGAAAGTTCGGTCCACTGCTCTAATAAGGCAGTGGCGGCTTCTTCGGCGCGCAATCGGGCGCATGGTCCACATGCCTTGTCATGCGCCTGGAGCGCGTCCAGGGATTGCGCAGGCGTGCGTTCGGGCGCCGGACTGAAGATCAGCTCTCGAATAGCGCAAGGATCGGCATCGGCCCGGAAAGCTTCCAGGCTGGGGTCTTCGTCGCGATCCGGTCGGGCGGCGGGGAAAGGGTCTTCGTTGAATCGGTCCATAATTGATGCTACCATTGAGAGTATTAACTGTCAAGGGAATTTTGGAAAAATTTATGCTATGATTGTGTGCGATGTCGTTTTCCGAAGAACAGGTTTGCAATTGCGTGCGGTGCGATTATGCCTGGGTGAAGCGCGTTTCCGGCAGGCCGAAACGCTGCCCACAGTGCAAGCAACCGAACTGGGACGTTCCACCGTTGAAGCGCGGGCCAAAACCAAAGAAGCCGTTGAAGAAGGCGGCGAAGAAGAAGGCGAAGTAGGAGGTTTGCGATGGACGCAAAGCTGAAGGACTCGATATCCGGTAAAATCAGGCTCGCGCGAAAGGAGCTGGAAGATGATCCCGGACTTAAAGTAAAACTTGAGAAGTATGGACAGAAACTGTCCCTATCGGGGGACAGAAAGTGTCCCCAAAATGCTCTCCAAATCCTCGTTGAGCGGAAACTCCGAAAGCAGCGAATTTGGAAAGAACTCAGGATCGAGCTGGTCAGCGCCGGCCTCGCCGGGTTCATCCGGGAATTCGAGCACAAGGAATCCGCCGCGGCTGCCAAGATTGAGATCTCCGCCGCGCGCGCAAAGCAGCTCCTTCTATTTCCGGACTTCCCAAACCTGCCTACCCGGATTCGCAAAGGCAGAAACTTTCAGCAGTTCCCCGAAGTCCAGGTGCCGCAGTTTCTGGAGTACGCAGGCAAGTACCAAACGCGGGCCCAGCGCGATCAGCAAACAGCGGAGGAACTACAACGCCTTGCCCTGGCGGTCGCGCCGTACAAGGAAGCGGGCCTCACCGTGGCGGAAGCATTCGAACGGGCGCAGGCGGAGGCCAAGGCATCGGCTGTCGTGGTGATGGTGCCGAGGAAGGCTTAGACCCGCTCCCGGTAGAACGAGCATCCAGGATCGTGCCCCAATCCTCGCCCGTGTCGATCCGCCCGCGTCGCGGCGCGTACCAGCGTCATGGCGCCACAGGGACAGCGTGGCGCTCCAGACCGCGGCCGGCCGGTCCCGGCGCCGAAGGTCCGGCGCTTTGCGTTCATGCGCTTCGCTGTGCGAGTGGGGAGCGTCTTCCGTCCCATCAGACCTCTCGCTCTCTACGATACTCCTGGTGCGCGCGGCGGCGCTCCAGATGTTCGCGTAGAGGTTGCGCGCGGTGATCTTCCGGCCCTCTATGCTGCTGGTGCGCGATGGGGTTGCGGCAGCGCTCGCCGATGGCCGCCCCACAGAGGGGACAGGGAACGGCGGCTATGATTCGCGCGTAGAGGGTTTTGGACTGGGACATTGAATTCTCCTGGGCGGGTTGCGCGCCCGGCCTGGCTGGTCGGGCGCGCGCGGGCTGCCTATCAGACGAGGCGCGAATTGATCGCCGCCTTATCGACGCCATTTGCGAGGCATCGCAGCTCTTCGGCCTGCCGATGGATGCGGGCGGCGTGGATAGCATCGTCCCCCGATTTTTTCTGGGCGTCCGCGGTGATCTGGGCGGCGTGATTGCGTTCGCGTTCCTCGCCTCGGCGCCGGCGCTCGGCGATGAGCCAGACCAGGGCCTTTTCGCCGCTATCCCCAGTGGTCGCGCGGGCCTCGATGAGCTGCCCTTCCGTGAGCGGATCGCCCCAGGACGAGAGCGCCGGGCGCAAGGAGAATTCCTCGCCCCAGGAAGAGAACTGCATTCCGGCGGATATCCAGAGCGCGACGGGTGCGGTGATGCCGCAGTGAGTATAGGGATTTTGAGAAACTTCGTTGAGATTCATTCGGTGCTCCTTGTAATAAGGTCCGTTTTCTGGCTGGACTAAGGCCTGCCCGATGGTGTCGGGTTAGCTATCCATGGTCCGGTACTCGGCGACGTTTTCATCGGCATCGAGCAACGTTTCAAAGGCCTCGGCATCCTCGGCGGCAATGTCGATGAGGGCCAGATCCCTGAATTCTCCATCAAAATTGTTGACGGTGCTGACCACCCTGCCAAACTGCTCGGCGAGGGCGCATGACATGAATCCTCCGCGATCATTTTTCAATACGACGTTGTAGCGAACGTCTCCCGGTTCGATTCCGTCTAGCGCTGGATTCATCTCGTTTCTCCTGCCCGATGGTGTCGGGCTTGCTTGGTACTCTTCAACTATAGTTGAATACGTTGTTTATGTCAATGGTTATTTTGAAGATTTCGCGAAGAGAAAACCGGGGATTCAAATCGCCGATCCGAGACTTTGCCGCCCCTCAGCTCGCCGTTTCGAACGGCAGCACCAGCGCCGATGGAACCGCAAGGCCGCGAACGCACTCGGGATGAGACACGATGAAAACCACTAGCTGCGTCTTGTTCAAACCGAGCTTAGATTTCATCCGGTCAATGTGCCGCTTGACAGTGTGCCCGGAGATGTCTAACATGTCTCCGATGGTCTTATTCGTGAAACCGCGAACCAGCAGCGGCCCGACGTCGCACTCTCGCGGGGAAAGCTGTATCAGCGGACCATGCACGCTCTCAATCGCCCTCATACCTACCTGCCATTCAGCTTATCCCCAAGTCCCCTAAGCAGACCAGTCCCCTAAAACGGCCATGGATTTCTGGTCTGTTTAGACCTCTATCTATTCCCGCCCATTGAGAGCAGGCTGAAGGTGGAAGTAACAACCAATGGGTCCCTCGCCCTCAGTAGTCCTCGATTCTTTGGCCGCGGTTGACAGCACAATGCACAAGCTGTTGCTCGCCACCCTTCGACAGGAAAGCCTGATCGCACTCCGTGACCGCGACATAGCGGACATCCACAAGCGGCGCACTCCCTCGATTGACAAAGCATCCCTCGAGATAGTCATATTGCAATCGCAGATCCAGCAATACTACCTGGAGAACCAGGAGAGTCTGGAAAAGGAGTCCGGCAAGAAAAGCGTGCAGCTCGCCAACGGGCTCATGGGGGTATACGCTCCATCGCATCCCGCCCTGGTTCCGCTCAACAATGAGTGGACGTGGGCCAGGGTCGAAAAGAAAATCTTCGAAGTGTGGAAGAAGAAGTTCTTCCACGCGCCCAAGCCGCCGGCCATCGACAAAGTGAAGTTGAAAAAGGAACTCGACGCGGCGCAGCTCAAAAAGCTCGGCCTAAAGCTGGACGATTCGGAGACGTTCTATTTGGAATTGAACCGACCAGCGACGCCGGACCCGCTCGAATACGAACAAGCGGCGTAGCGATTTACCTGACCGCCATCCGGTCCAACGTTCTCAACCGCACCCTACCCCGCCCTCCAGTGCTTGGGCTCCCATCGAGGCTTGCTCCAGAGTTTCGTCCCACGGTTTGATCCCCATGCCCCACAATCTTTCAAGAGCCGAGCGCCGGAAGTTGCAGTTCGGGCCCGGCGGCGCGGTGCGGTACCGGAACGAGCGCGGAGAAATGGGCATTACCAGCGCCGCCCAAGCGAAGACCTATACTCTATCCGGACGCGCTGCATACGATGCGGATGGCGTGCTGGTATTCCTGCCGCTCGATCACCGCTGCATCGCCGCCGCCGCATCCGCGCGCCGGCAGCGCTTCGTGAACGGCGACGGCCTGGCGAGCCTGGAAGCGATAGCGGGGCTACCCTGCGTTCAACCGTGGAAAGTATTGCTCGGCACGCGTCTCGATTCGCCGCCCCTCGACCGTCCAACAGTGGAGATCAGCCGGCGCGAAATCTACCAAGAGCCGGTGGCGCCCGTGCCCTGGCCCCTACCGCGCAAGGGCGCGCCCATTCCCGCCGCCATCGTCGATTAGTTGGCGGCTCGACTCAACCCGCAACTCCAACCAAAAAGGAAAACCACTCCATGGACCTCTCAAGGATTTTGCAGGCGGTAGAAGATTCCCAGACGGCCAAATTGAACGGCGCTTCGAAGCAAGCCATGGATCAAGCCAAGGCGGATGCCATTGCGGTTACCATCGCTCAGGACGCGGCCGACCAGGTTGCGCTCGTGACGGCGGCCGATGCCGCCATCGACGCCGCAATCACCGTGCTTCAGTCCCTCAAAAGCACCGCGACGTCCCCCGTTCAGTAATTCTCCATCGAGCCTTTGCCTCTTCCCCGAAGGCCCGAAAAAGGCGCTGGCATACCGCGCCGCGAGGTTGTATGCCCGGAAACTCGGAAAGGAAACCCGGATGTTGATACTTTTCATCGTGCTCTTCTTGCTCTTCGGCGGCGGGGGCGGATATTACGGCTACGACCGCTGGGGAACCGGTGGCGCTCTCGGCATCGTGCTGCTGGTGCTGTTGCTTCTGTTCTTGTTCGGGCATCTCGGCGGCCTGCGCCTGCCCTGAAGAGATTTCCGACTCATGAGCAAATTCAATGTGGCCCGACGTCGAAGAGGAACCGGACATATCGACCTGGTGGCTGGCCGATTCGACCATGCTGCACTCGCCTATTCCCCATGCGCATAAGAAAGTCCATCCCCGCCCTGCTGGTCCTGCTGTTCTGTTGTAGCGCCTACGCCGACTCAGCGGCGGAGAAAGTACTGGCGGCCAAACTGGCGGCGGCGCAGGCGGCTCTGGTTGCCGCGGAGCGCGACAAGACCACCATCCGGGACACCGCGGCGCGCGACAAGGCCGCACTGCTGGCGGCGCTCGCCAAATCGAACACGGACGTTGCGAACCGGGCGGCGGCCAGCGTGCAGAGCAACAAATCGATTGCGGCGGTGCAGGCGACGGGCCAAGCCAACGCCACAAGAGAGGCGGCGGCGGCTGCGGAGAACGCCCAGTACATCGCCGAGCAGAATGGCATCGCGGCGCAGAAAGCGGCCGACGATGCGCGGATCGCGGCGGCGGCGGCGGCCGGAGCATCGGCAACCACCCAGAGTCAGAACATCGCGCTGATGATTACCCAGGCGTTCGGATTCCTCGCCGTGCTGGTGGGCCTGCTGTGGAAGGGCTACACCGAAGGGCGCGACCGCCGTTGGGCCAAGGAAGACGCGGCCACCCATCAAGCCGCCGTGCTGGACAAACTCGGCGAGGTCCAGACCGAAGCGCACAACGCCTACAAAGAGGCAAACACCGTCAACAACAAAATCGCCAACATCGGCCTAAAGGTAGCCGACGGCCAGCCCCTCGCGCCGCCGAAAGGAGAGTTGAAGTCATGAGCACCCCCAAGAAGCCCCACGTCGTGAAACGGATCATTGCCGCGGTCGTCCCGAAGCGCAGCCATCACCGAAAAGTGGCTTCGCACATGTATCCGCCGATCATCGACATGCGGGACGAGCCAATTCCGCCCACGGTGAGCGCGAGCCATCCCGATACGGAAGCGTATCTCAAGGCGTTGCGAGAGATCCGCGAACCGGACGCGGAACCCGCTGAGGTTCTCTTTCTGGAGCCAGTCCCCAAGCGCTCCCGTTCGTGGTGGGACCGATTCCTCGATTGGTTGGCGAAATAATGGCTGCCGCGCTCGTACCACTTCTCGCTCCGCTGCTGCCGCTGATTAGCAACGATGTCATCTCGCTCATCACCGCGCTGACTCACAAGCAAGCCCCGATCGCCGAAGCCAGTTCTGGCGCCGGCACCGGGCCCGTCAAATTCGCCGACGTGTTCGCATCCGTCATCACGTCGCTCACCGCCGCGGCCGTCGCTGGCACGATCCCCAAAGCGTTGCCAAGCGATGACGTGGTGAAGGTCGTTATCCAGGCCGTGGTTAGCAGCATGAAGTTGCAAGGACAGCTTGCAAGTCCGCTCGCCCCAATTGCCGCCACGGCGGCTTCTACACCCATCGGTACGCCGCTCATTCTGAAGTCCGGGCAGAGCGTAACGATTTCGGTCGCATAGTTCCGTTCGCAGCCGCGGCCCGGCGGAAAAGGGCATAGGGAGACGTATGAGCATCGTTCGAGGCAGAGACGGAAATTCTTTAGCAATCAGGATGGCCGACGGAACCCTTGTCGGCCCTTTTCGAACCACCGACCCGGAGTACTTCGTCTTGATCGAGACCATCGACGAAATGAACACGGCAGCCATCGCCAACACGCAATCCAAGTCGAACTACGTGAACATCCAGGTTCCGCAGTGGAACGAGAACCAGGGGCGTCCCGGCTGCCCGCCTGTCCCCACCAAGCCGAAAAAGCAGGTAGTTCTCGATCCGGTGTTTGACGCGGATGGCGTGCTTCAAATCGGTGTGGTAACCGAGGTGGATTTCTCCCCCGCGCTTCCCGACGTGACGCCGTTCAACATCAAGCCCGGCGCCAGCGTCATGGGCGGCGGCCCACAGGCGACCTGATTTTATGATGGGCCGTCGCTCCTTCTCGCTTCGGCCCACCCCTTGCGTAGCTCTGCGCCTGGCGCAACACGAATTGATCGTCTGCGGCGAATGCATGGAAGTTCAGGCATCGTGCCCGTGTCAGGGCGACTCCTGCGCGCGAAAGACCCACGTGATTACCTGTCGGTTCTGCGCGACGAAAGCGAGAGCCGCGTGAAACCCGCGCCCAGCCCACGCCGCCTTGCCAGACCGATCGTCAGGCCAACCCTCGCTCCGGACGGCATAGATCGGGATCTCGACGGGCTGGAAGTGCTCGGGCTTTCTAATGAATCCTGTAGTCTCTGTGAGGGCAACGGAACAGTCGGCCGCTATGCCGGCGGCCGACCCTGCAACTGCGTTTACCGTGCGATTTTCCGCTGCTGCCTCCAGCGTTTCCGGGATTGCGCCGGCAGCGGGACCGGGTTCGGAACGCTGTCCTGGGAGTACTGCTCGCCATCGGGTGGAGGCCGCGTCTATTCCCGGAAGCAAGAGGAGTACATGGCCGATTTCTGCCTGGTTTCCCAGCGCGTGCTGAGCGCGAAGGACTACCGGCTCTTCCGGGACTACTTTTTGCTGGGTGCGGACTGGGACGACGTTGCAGACCGTTTACTGCTGGCACGTGGCAATTTCTTTCACGCGGTGTATCGGATAGAGCGGCAACTTGGCAGGGCATTCGCCGAGATTCGACCCTACGCGCTCTATCCCCTGGACGAATACTTTGGAGGCACGGTTCGCAAGCGCGCCTCGTCGCCGGCCGGGGGGCCGCCTGCGGCCGTCCCCGGCGGAAGCGCCGTTGCCCGATCGCGGTTACAAGCTCTGACCGGCTCACCTGGTGAGCCACCGATCTGGCATAACAGCCCGAAAACGTCCGAGTTGTGAGTACGGTGAGTTACAGGGTCCGAATAGACCCCGCAAGTCGTTGATTCTTGGTTAAACTGATGACCTGAGGTTGTGCCTTTAGGTGAAGACACAACCCTGGAAACAGACCATGGGAACACTCAATCTAAACGGGTTATCCGAACATCAAAAGACGGTCCTGGCGGGCTTGCTCTCGCAACTGGACGGGGCAACCACCCCGGCGGCTCCCGTCCAAGCCCGGAAAAAGGCCCGCAAGCCCGAGACGGTGAAGTACTGGACCGAGGAGGAATGGGAGCGGTTTCTGAAGCCGATCACCAATCCGATGCACCGGGCCGCCTTCATCGTGGCGTATCATCGCGGCCTGCGCGCCTCGGAAACCCGGAACCTGATGCTCTCGGACCTGCGGCTGAAAGACGACCGAATCCAGATCAGCCGGCTGAAAGGTTCGGTGTCCGGCGAGTACCATCTGGGATCGGCTGAAAGCCGCGCGCTCAAGATCTGGCTCAAAGTTCGCGGCACGGAACCCGGCCCGCTCTTCCGAACTCGGACGGGGACGGGAATCAGCCAGCAGATGCAGGACCGGCTGGTGAAGAAATTCGGCAAGCTCGCCGGCATCGCGCCGGAGAAGTGCCATGTGCATTGCCTGAAGCACAACTGTGCCACCCACCTGCTGGCGCGCGGGGAATCGCTGGAAGATGTCCAGGACCATCTCGGCCACCGCAGCATCAAATCAACCGAAATCTACGCCAAATTCACCACGCCTCGCCGGCAAGCGCGCGACAAGCGGCTGAGGGACTGGTAACCCGAAGTGCTGGCTCTGCCTCTCAAGCCGTGCGGATCGTACGGCTGCCGCGAACTGACCATCGACGGACGGTGCGCAGCTCATCGGAACCGGCAACCGGCTCGAGCCGCCGCAGTTGACCGCGGGTATGACGCGGATCACCGGCGCCTGCGCATCCTCTGTTTCGTGCGAGACGAATGGCGGTGCGTGGTTTGCGGATGGGAGCCGGAGATTGTCAGGATATTCCGCGAAGCCGGCATCGACTCGCCCTTGCTCGAGCAGGTCGTCGAAGAGCTGCGGTTGGCATTCAACCGCGGCGAACGGCACCTACACGCCGATCACCGGATACCGATTGAAGTGAGACCGGATCTCAGGCTGGTGTTGAGCAACTACGCGACGCTGTGCGACCGCTGCCACAACCGAAAGACGGCGACCGAGTAGGTTTGGAAAAGCGGTTTCGTCGCCGGAATTTGCATCCGAGCCGTGGGGAAAACAGGCTGCCGGCAAATCGTCCGGCCTCAGGATTTTTTCGAAAAATGGGAGCCAACCCGTACCATCTTTTTACGGGCAAATCGGGTTTTCCCTCGCCGCCGGCGGTAACGTTACACGCGTGCCCTGTGACAAATCGGCGCCATGGATGGCAGGGGAGTACGGCCGGTCATTTCGCCCTGCCCTTGGCCCTGGATTTGCCATGGCAATGGATCTTAGCAGCAGCGGCCGACGGCTGAATCCTACGGCATTTGGGGCATGGAGTCGGGGTCAACGGGCGCCCTGGTCCGGCATGGGGCGTCTGGAGCTTCCCGCGCATGGAACCCACCAGGCGATACAGACGGTTCTTGCCCAGCATGTCTATCAGCTCGGAATCGGAATACTCTGTCAGTTTCTTTGGCATGGGCCAAACGCAAAAACGCCCCGAGACCCATTCGGGTTTCTCGGAGCGTTTGAAAGTCGGAGCTTTCGGACGTCTCGGGCCTGCTATACAGGCCCGTCACGAATATAGGCTAACCACCGTGGTTTGTCAAAGGTGGAATTGCTGCGCGCGCAGAAATTAGCCAAATGCTCTATTTGCTCTGGTGAAAATGGGTGTCCGGCACGAGCGGCATACCGGATGCAATCGGCCAGAGCCAGGATGTATTTCAGTTTCATGCGACGTACCTAGTCCATGCCATGACCCTATCCTCAACCGTGGGCGGCATCCTGGCAATCCGCTCATCGGCATCCTTTGCCCATTGCAGTTTTTCGTGCTCTCCAGTTGCACAGGGATCGGAGCCACCGTCCATCCTCATCGGCATGAGCACATAGCGCCATCCTGGCGCCGTCCATTCCGCAGCGTGGGCGCATTTGTTGAAGTGGAATCGGACGTCTGGAACGTCCGCCGATTTTAGGAATTCCGCGACATATTCGGCATTGAAGCCGGCGCCATACGGGTAAGCCAGGCCCGATGTCAGAACGTCGTATCCATTTTCCGAATCAAGGCGCCGGATGCAATCGATGGGCACCTTACCGGATGCGGCGCCGCGGCCGCAGGAATCCGCCGATACAGCCATGGACCCATTGACGCTGAATAGCACGGCGTGCGAACGCTCATCGGCGAATAGCGCCACGCGATCGAGTACTTTCCGCAAGGGCGCCACTGAAACATCGGTGGCGTATGCCAGGTCCTTCGGCATGACGCGTTCATAATCCGGAAAGTTTCCCGTGAGCTTTCGAGAAACGATTGTACGGGCGCCCACTGCGAAAAACGCGTGCTTGTCATCCTGGGAGAAAAATGCGCCATCAGACAGGCGAACCAGCTCGGTTAACGCCTTGCGGGGGATCAGGGCTTTCACGTCCGCCGAATCGTAAGCTATCAGTTCCACCATTGATAGACGGTGGCCGTCCGTAGCGATCAAATGCGCCTGGTTTCCCTGCACTCTAAGCAAGGCGCCGTTCAAAGTAAATCTTGACACTTCATCCGAAATGGCAATCACGGCGCGAGGTATGGCTGTTTTCAAGCCGCCCAGTTGAAGCAATGTGGGCGGAGTACTCGGCAACGTTGGATATTGGAATGCTTCCATGCCAGGTACATTCATGGCGCCATCGGCGCCGTGTTCCAGGCGCAGCGTCACGCTGAGGGTTTGGGGTTTGAGATTGCAATCGCAGGTTTCCCCGCAGGTTTCAGGATGCGGACCGTAAAACGGCGCCGTCATGATGATTTCGGGGACAAGAAACACCGTGCTTTCATCTACTTTTTTCAGATACTTGATTAGCAGGCCCGCCGGCGCCGCTATTTCGAAATCGGGTCCGGCGCCGATTTCCAGACTGGTAACCCCGCCGATTTCCAGGTCTGTAGCCGTGATATTCAGAAAATCACCACGTTTCTGAAAGAGCACATTTGAAAGCACGGGAATCGTGCTCTTTTTTTCGATAAATCGCGCGCACCATTCCAGCTCGGAAAGAAACGCTTTAGTTGGGATTTCGTAACGGTGTTGTTCCACGTTTTTGTATCTCCTGTTTTTTCGGGGAATTGGTTTCCTCGGACCCATCAGGGTTTCGGGCCGGTAACCAGCCGGCCCGTCGTCAGCGAGGGTAATCAGTTCGCGTTTACGATTTGATCGAGGAGAGAAACGCCACATGCTATGGGCGCCCGCACGTCGGAATAGATCGGCCGCGATGTAGTGACCGTCTGGAGTCCGGCGGCGGTTTCCATCAGAACTTCCATGGCCGTGGTTTTCAGACGGTCACCAGACCCAAACATGGCCGATTCTCCCTTGTCATCCTTGCGCGTGCTGCGCACGTGGTCAGTGTATTCGGTTACGGCATTGAGAAGGTTGTACGCCGTTCCGCGTTGATCGGGGAACGCGTTCGAATCGTTGGATTCGTAGCACCTGAGAACGTCACTCAGGATGTTGTTTCGGCGTGTCGAATCCTGAGGTTTTCCGGCCGCATCCTTGGATTGCGGAAAGAGCCGATCCAACACGGACACCGTGGTCTCGCGCGTCATTTTCCGGGTTGCCAGCATGTTCAGTTTTTGCTCAATCGTGCGTACCTCGGCGCCAACAGTGGCAAGCGCGTCATGGGCCTGATTGAGACGCGTTTGGGCGTTCGCGGTATGGCGGACCTTGAACAGACTGGTGGCCTTACTCGACATCGCAGCATTCAACGTGTTTTGGCATACCACGCGCGTACCCGTGGTTCGGTAGAGATGGGAAAACGTCCCATTGTGCGCGGTGGCGAACAACAGATACATGTTCCATTTGTCATCGGCGCCGACGTTGACCGAAAGAGCCAGGTTCGCCAGTCCCCAAACCACTTCGCCTCTCCCCAAAGCACCGGCGGTTTCGTAATGCGCGCCATTCTGCGAGCCAATCAGGGAATCGATCATACGGAACCCTTGAGCGTGATCGATCACCGTATAGGACTCGCCCACAGCTCCGAGGAAGTCGCCAGTATCGGGGCGAAACACGCCCCACGCGTCTACCAGTTTTCCCGCTTGGGAGAAGAGCTGTTCTTTGAACGGGACGTAATCGAGTCCGCCATGCGCCTGGATATCTTCCCAGGTCATGTACTGGCCAGTGACCGTACCTAGTTTGTGCCAGGCGGCTTGACGTCCGATGTAGGAATTGATGTTGTGTGCCATGTTCGTTTGTTCCTTTTGTGGATCTGTCTATCTACCGTTTTTGCTTCCCACCGCAAGACATGCGGCCGTGTAAGTCATCCGCGCGAACCCTAGGGCAAGACTGCCCAGTAGGACGTGCTGCCAATAGCAGAGCAGTAATGTATGGAGCAGAGTAGCGGTCATGCCGCCACCGCCAGTTTGAGGATCACGCGTCCGCAAAGTCGCACTGTCAGATTACGCATCCCGAATCCGAGCCAGCAGCGGATGCTGACAACCCTCCACCAGGGACGCGGCGCCACGGTCGGCTTGAATGTCGCGAGATTGATGGTGATGGTGTTGATGTTGGTCATGCCGCCACCGATACCTGGTTGGCTTGCCACTGTGCCAGGAACTCGGCAGCGAGTACGTTGTCGCGTTCGATAGCCTGGCTGGTGACTCTGGCGCGCGCCATCAGGGCAGCGTGTATGGACCGTGGCCCAGTGCTACGGCTGTATGCTTTACCGATGTAATGTTCGGTCCAGCCGTACCTCTCGTAATTGTGCGCGGTCAATGGATGCGAACCCACAGGTTCGGAATCCGCAGACCGCTCTATGACCGTGATATAGCAGTCCGGTCCTGCAAATCCGCTACGGCCGCGCTTGGCGTGCTGCGATCTAATGATGATTTCGGCGGTTTTCATGGCTGGTTTCCTTTCGGTCCGCTTTCGAACCTGAATCAATATTAAACCACATGCGGTTTAATAGCAATAGGAAAACGAAAATAAGTTGAAAGTATTTTCAGGCGCCGGCGAGCTGGGCCACCAGGCGCCGGCGGCGAGCTGGGCCACCAGGCGCCGGCGGCGAGCTGGGTTCGAGACCCGAGACCCGAGACCAGGGGTTCCGGTAACCGTTACGTGTAACGTGGCCTGGCAGGGGGGAGGGCAGGTCAAATCGCTGCGATCAGCCTCTCTGAGACCGTGCGCTGCATAAGCGCGAAAATCCGCGAAATTGAATTTCGAAAAACTGGGCAAAACGGCGGCAAATCGCCGAGAAACACCACAAATGATGGGCAGAACACCAGAATCGACCGCGCGCCAGGCTGCCGCGGAGCCGTCCCCTTGCCCGCGCCATCTGAAAGGACGCGCCCGGCAATTGTGGGAGTTCTGGGCCGAACAATTCGCGGAGATGCGCGCGGATCGGCATGATAGCCACCGCTGGCCGCCCTTCTCCGATCAGGGATTGCTGGCCGACTGCGAGGCGATAGCCCGCGAAGATGAATTGAAATGAAGGGCAGAAAACCAAAGCCGACCGCGCGCCAGATCTCCGAAGGCGACCCACGGAAAAAGGGGGTGCGCAAGCTCCGGGAGAAACTCGCCGCCGAGCCGAAAGCCTCCAAGGGCCTCCCGGAATGCCCGCGCCATTTGAAAGGCCGCGCGCGGTATGCGTGGAAGTTCTGGTCCGAGGAACTGGCGGCCATGGGGCTCGATCGGCGACCGGACGCCATGTCCTTAGAGGGCGCCTGTGTGAACTACTCGCGGGCGGTGCAGGCCGATCTTGCCATCGCAACCGAAGGTTTGACGGTTGAATGTTGGGACGTGGAACCGGCGACCGCAACCGACCCTGGCCGGCGCTCTCTGCTCGAAGTGAAAACCAATCCGGCCGTTGCCATCAGCAACGCCGCGTGGCGTCAACTGCGGTTGTTCTGCTCCGAGTTCGGCTTTTCTCCGGTAAGCCGCACGCGCCTGGCGATTGAGAAGAAGGACGACGGGGAAGCCGACCTCGCCAAGATGTTGATGACCCCAAGGCAACCGAAGAATACAGCGGTGGTGAATTGACCTGGCCTTTTCGCAACAGCATTCCGATGCAGCCTGCAATTTCTTCGAATGCGTCCTCAAGCACAGCGCGGACGAGTGGTGGGGAAAGCCGTTCCTGCTCAGCCCATGGGAAGAGGAAGCGCTGTGCGCCATCTTCGGAAACCTGGATGACGAAGGAAATCGAGTAATCGAAATGGCCTATCTCGAAGTGCCGAAAAAGGCGGGCAAAACAGAGTTCGTCGCCGGCATCGTGCTCCTGGTCCTGATCCTGACCACAACGCCGGGCTGCCAAGTCTATGGCGCCGCCGCGGCCACCAGGCAAGCGCTGAACGTTTATCGCGCCGCCTGCAAGATGGTCGAGCAGTCGCCGATCCTGAAAAAGCAACTTCGGTTGCTGCGCTCGACCCACGTCATTGTGAAGCGCAGCGACCCCGATTCCTTCTACGCGGCCGTCGCGGCGGATGGAGATTTCGGGGATGGCGTCAACCCGGCGTTCGTGGTGGCCGATGAGGTTCACCGCTGGAAAACGCGCAAGCAACTTGAGAACTGGGACGTGCTTTCGAAGGGGGGCATCACCCGCCGGCAGACGTTGACCATTGCAATCACCACAGCCGGGGTGCAGGACGAAAGCCCGTTGGCGTGGAAGCTCCACGAAAAGACGCGGAAGATCGCCGCCGGCATCGTGAGCGACTCGCGGTTCTATGGCCGCGTCTATGGCGCGGATAAGACGGACGATCCCGCGTTGCCTGCGACCTGGCTCAAGGCCAACCCCTCGCTGATCGAGAATGGCGGCTTCCTCGACAAGGACAAGATCCGCAAGGAATACGAATCGGCACTAGCCGAGGGCGACCTCACCAGTTTCAAAAGGTACTTCCTGAACGTCTGGGATCAAAAAGCCAACCAGGCGATTGACATGACGCAGTGGGATGCCAGCGCGGGCGCGTGGGAATCCCGAGGCCTCGGCGAAGCCACGCCGGAGCACCTAGTGGTATTGCCCGATGGAACCGAGCGCATTGTGCGCCCGCTTCATTCCGATCTAACAGCGCGCTTCATTGAGCGGAAATGCTGGGCTGGCGTCGATCTGTCGATGTCGACGGACACCACCTCGGTAGTGTTCGTTTTCCCCTGCGAAGAGAAAGACACCTACGACGTGCTGCCGTTCTTCTGGCTGCCGGACGCGAAAGTTCGCAAGCTCGAATTGAAACTGAGCGTGCCGCTGGCGCAGTGGGCGCGCGATGGGTTTCTGGAACTCTGTCCTGGGCCAGTGGTGGACTACCGGGATATCCAGGCGCGGCTGAAGTGGGGCGCGTGCATGTTCGATCTTCAGGAGGTTTGTTTCGATCCCTGGAACTCGCGCCAGGCCTCCGTGCCGATGGTGGAAGACGGGTTCAGGTGCATCGACGTTCCGCAGGGCTACAAGAGCCTGAACGAGCCGACCAAGAAAATCCTGGAGTTGGTGGTGCGCGCAGGCCTGCATCACGGAGGGCACCCGGTGCTGCGCTGGCAAGCGGGATGCGTCTGCACGGTGACCGATGGCAAGAGCAACCTGATGTTTACCAAGCCGGATCTCAATACGAGTGCCTCCCGCGTTGACGGAATGTCGGCGATGGCCGACGCTTTCTTCCGTGCCATCGTGCCGGAGGAAACCACCATGACATACACCGGCGTGCGGAGCGTGGGCTAAATAATGTTTCCAGAAATCAGAGCGCGGGTGAAGGGGTTTCTCGCGCGGCGCGAAGAGAATTCCCGGATGGTGTCGCTCGAACTAAAGGGCGCGGTTGGCCTGGACCCGTTCGACCCCGGCACGTACGTTCAGAATGGATTCTACCGAATGGGGGCGGCCTTGAGCGGCGGCCAGTCGGCATGGTCCGGCGAGTCGGTTACTACTGCGACCGCGCTCAATCATTCCGTGGTGTACGCCTGCAATAAGCTCATCAGCGAATCGCTGGGCATGTTGCCGCTCAGCATGAAGGTTTCCGCCGGCGCCGCCACGAATGAAGCGACGAATAAGCCCCTGTACCGCTGCCTCCGCAACGCGCCCAGCGATGAGATGACGGCCAAGACGTTCAAGGAAACGCTCACCAGCCATCGGCTTCTGTCGGGCATGGGCTACTCCCAGATTCTCCGCCGGAGCGGAACCGGCGTCGCCGTGGAACTGCATCCGCTCTTGCCGTCCCAGGTCGATCCGGACCGCGAGAAGGAAGGACAGAAACGGCTGGTCTACGTGGTCAAGGAATCCGGCGTTGCCGACAAGACGTACACCGTGACGCCCGGCAAGCCGCACGACCTCCTGGTTCTGCGCGGCCTCGGCTGGGATGGCATCAAAGGATATTCGGTCATTCAAATGGGCCGGCAGTCGATCGGAAGCGCCATCGCGGCGGAACGGCATGTTGCGAGGTTCTGGGCGCACGGCGGCCGTTCGCCGTATCTGATCGAGACGGCGCAGAAATTCAAGACCGACCCGGACTACCAGAAGTGGCGCGCGGACTGGGAAGCTGTTGCAAACGACCCGAATCGCGCTCCGCTCATGGAACCTGGCATGGTCTACAAACCGACCTCGGCCAACATGAAGGATTCTCAGGTGCTCGAATCCAGGCTATTCGACATCCACGAAATCTGCCGGTGGTTCCTGGTCAGTCCCCACCTGGTGGGCGACCTCTCGCGCGCCACGTTCTCCAATATCGAGCAACTCGCCCTCGAATTCGTGAAGATGACCCTCCACACGCATATCACCACGTGGGAGCAAGAACTGTGGCGATGCGTGTTGACTCCAGAAGAGAAGAACGAAGGCTATTTTTTCAAGTACAACGTCAACGCCCTGCTGCGCGGCGACTTCCAGACGCGCATGGCGGGCTATTCGACGATGCTGCAAAACGGCATCGCCTGCGTCGATGAAGTTCGCGAACTGGAGGATTGGAACCCCGCCCCGAACGGCGCCGGCGAGGGATACCACATCCAACTGAATCAGCAAACTCTCCCGCCGTCTGGCGCCACGCTGACATCGCAGGACGCCGCCCAGGTTCAACAGGGCTCGGATTAAGACCTTCCGCGCCCACCAAAAGGAAATGGAAATCGCATGAAACTCAAGCAACGCATTCGCATGGAAATCAAAGAGATCTCCGATACGGGGTCCTTCGAAGGCATTCTCTCGCCGTACAACATCGTCGATCTGGGCATGGATATTGTCGAGCCCGGAGCGTTCACCAAGACCATCCAGGAGCACGGCTCCGTGGTGCCAATGCTCTGGCAGCATCTGACTGAGGTTCCGATCGGCGATCTCACCCTGGTTGACGGCCCCGACGCGCTGCGCGTCAAGGGACAGCTCTTGATGGAGCTGCCGAAAGCGCGGGAGGCCTACCTACTCATCAAGTCCCGGATCGTGCGAGGCCTGTCCATCGGCTACGACACGGTGAAGGATTCCGTCGAGGCCGGCGTGCGACACCTCAAAGAGGTGCGGCTGTGGGAAGGCTCCATCGTGACGTTTCCGATGGCCGAAGCGGCCCTCATCACCAGCGTGAAGCATCGCGGCGAGACCAAGGAAGACTTCAACACCGAACTGGCCGAAGTGCAGCTCCAGGACATGGGATACCAGATATTCAGCGCTCTCCGTTCCGCGCTTTGCTCTCTTCCCTGGGCCTCCGGCATGTCGCGCGACGAAAAGGTGACGGCCGCCGAAGTGACATGCCAGCAGTTCGCCGATGCCTTCCTGGCGTACCTGCCCGCCTACATCGACTACCTGACCGAAGAATACGGCGACCTGGAAACCATGAGCCAGGGCCAGATCGAGACCAAGCGCCTCCAGCGCAAGGCCGGCGCCAAAATCAGCGCCGCCACGAAAACGACTTTGACCACGGCGCACGATCACCTGAAGAGCGCCACCGATTTATTGTCCGCACTTATCGATCCCGAAGCCGTCGATGACACTTCGGAGGAGGAAGCCGCGAAAGGAAAGCCCGAGCCGGAACACAAGGACCACTCGGCAGTGTCCAACCTCCTCGATTCGTTGAGGGGCTTGATTCCAGCATAGGGAGCATTTCCAAATGAACGAACTCGAAAAGAAACTGTTGGACCTTCAGACCGAACTGAAGGGCCATTTTGAAAAGGCCAAGGCACAGGAAACCGAGCACGGCACCATCCTGACCGCAACCAAAACCGCAATCGAAACCCTCCAGAAACAGGTGGATGCCATCGACGTGAAAATGGCCGCCCGGCATGCCGCGGACACCCCCGAGAAGACTCTTGAAGAGACCTTCAAGGAAAACGAAGACATATCCCGCCTCATGAGGGATCACCGCGGACGCGCCGTCATCGAACTGGACAGCAAGACCGCTGGCAAACTGTTCCAGCGCAAGACGACCTTCTTGTCGTCCGGCGCCGGTTCCCTGCCCGTGACCGGAGTGCTTGCCATCGACCGCCTGCCCGGCATCACCCTGGAAGCGCGCCAGCAGTTGAGTATCCGCGACCTGCTCACGGCGCGACCGACCAACATGCAGGTGATCGATTACGTTAAGGTCAACGCTCCCCTCGTGATCGCATCGCCCCAGGTGGAAGGCAGCAGCAAGGCCGAAAACACGGTGACCTTCAAGTCGGTTTCGGAGCGCGTGAAGACAATCGCCACCTTCCTTCGCGCATCGCGTCAGATTTTGGAGGACTTTACCGAGCTGCTCGGGTTCCTGCAATCCAGCCTGCCATACTACACGGACCTGGACGAAGAGATTCAGTTGCTGAGCGGCGATTCCACGGGCGAAAACCTCAACGGCATGACGACTCAGGCGACCGCCTTCAGTGCCGCTTTACTTTCGGCCACCAAAGGCTGGAACAAGATCGACGTGATCGCCCGCACGATCCAACAGGTCCAGGCGGCGAAGGAAGTGGACCCGACTTTCGTGGTTCTGCATCCCAACGACTGGTGGGACATCCGCTTGACCAAGGATGGCTATGGCCGTTATCTGCTGGGAGACCCGCAGATCGCGACGCCGCCGATGCTGTGGAACAAGAGCGTGGTCCCGACCACGACCATGGCCGCCGGCACTTTCCTGGTAGGCAACGGCAATCCGGCCGCCATCGAGATCCGGGACCGGATGGAGACCACGGTGGATATCAGTACCGAGGATGCCGACAACTTCACCAAGAATTTGGTGACGATCCGCTGCGAAAAGCGCCTCGCCCTGATTGTGCGCAGGCCCGCTTCGTTCATCACCGGCACGTTCACGAGCAGCCCCGCCTAATTCCCCTGGCCGGCTCCGGCTTTTGATCGATTGAGGGCAGCCACCGGGGTTGCCCTCGTTTTTTCTTCTCTACCCATTTTTCCCATGCGCCTGATATCGAACCGCTCCCAACTCCACGGCAGCTACGGCACCGTCGTTTTCGGCCAATCGTTCGACGCCGAAGAGGACGTCGCCCGTCAACTGCTCGACTCCGGCGCAGCTCGGCTCGCCGGGCCGCCGAACGTTCTGTACGAAACCAAAGTCATCGTGCCGGAAGCTCCCGAGGTGGGCGCGCGGCTCCCGTTTCGTGACGTGCCTGTGCCTGACCCGCAACCGGCGCCAGTGGCTGCCGAAGGCGATTCAGTGCTATCGGCACCAGACGTATCCCCACCGGGAACTGCTCATCCTGGCGGACGGCGAAAACGTCAGGGACCTCGTTCCCCACGATGACAAATCAATCCGGCTGCTGGAACTCGCCGGAGCGCCGCAAATCGGCGACAAGCGGAACCTGGGATGCGACCGCGCACTGGGGGATATCGTCGCGCACTGGGACGATGACGATTGGTCCGCTCCGGAGCGCCTGGCCGATCAGGTAGCCCGGCTGATAGAAACCGGTCTGGCTGTCACGGGCTACCGCACCATGCGGTTCACCGATGGCTCCAGGTCATGGCTCTACACGGGCTCGCCGCTCTTCGCTCTGGGGACCTCGCTCTGTTACCTCAGGGAGTGGTGGCGGGCCCATCCATTCCCGCAGATCCAGATTGGGGAGGATAACGTCTTCGTGGACGCCGCGAACCAGGCGTGGCAACTGGCGACCGTAGATGCCGGAGAATTGATGTATGCGACGGTCCACGCGACCAATACCAGCCCGCGTTCGTGCAGCGGAAGTAGTTGGGAGGAAATCCTATGAACGTTTGGTTCGCCATTCCTTCGTGTCGCCCCGCCGCCGAAGCTGAGCCCATTCTTGCCAAGTGGCGCGAGCGGGGATACAAGATCGCCCTGTTAAGGCAGGGTGAGCCGTTGGAAGCGGATCTGACCATTCAGACCGATCATTACCTTGGCTGGGCGCCGTCGATCAACATCCTGGCACGGTTCATCGTGGAGCATGATCCCGATGCGGAGTTTATAGTGAGCGGGGGCGACGATACCGAACCCGACACGGATCACGCGGCGGAAAAGATCGGGCGGGAGTGCCGAGAATATTTTGAAGAGCCTGGCGCGCGCAAATTCGAATGGATCGGCGCAACCTTCGGCGTGATGCAACCGACCGGGGACTTGAAGCTCTGGCCGGGTTCGGCCATCGACAGATTCGCGGGCAGTCCATGGATGGGCCGGGAGTTCTGCCGGCGGATGTATGGCGGCAGTGGGCCGCTCTTCGACGGCTACCACCACATGTTTGCCGACGAAGAGCTTCAGGAAGTCGCGACGAAACTGGGCGTGTTCTGGCAGCGTCCGGACCTGATCCACAAGCACATGCACTGGGGACGGCGAGCCGGTGGCGCGCGGCGCGAGGATATCCCGGACTTTCTCCAGCACGTGAACTCGCGGGAGCACTGGAACGAATCGGAGGCGCTATTCAACGCGCGCAAGGCGGCCGGCTGGCCGGGACATGAGCCAATCGCATGAAGACCGAACTTGGGTGGGCAAAGGAAATCGCGGCAGACGCTTCAGTGATCGTCGAACTCGGCGCGCACCACGGGAACGACACGGTGGAGATCTACGACGCCTGCACCAGGCCGTGCCGCTACGTTGCCGTCGAAGCCGATCCGCGCAACGTCCCCGTGCTGTGCCAGCGGATCGAGCGACGGAGTGTCGAAGTGCTACACGCGGCCGTCTGGGACACCTGCGGCGTGATCCCGTTCCATCTGTGCGAGGGCAACGCCAACGGATCGAGCAGTGCGCGGGAGCCGCTGAAGCACCTGGAGCACTTCCCGACGATTCCATTCAAGTTGACCGTGCCAGTGCCGTCCTTGACCCTGGACGCGATCACGGACGGCTGCGGTATCGACCATGTGGATTTGATCTGGTCCGATATCCAGGGGGCGGAAAGGAACATGGTCGCGGGCGGCCGGCGCACGTTGGCGCGCACGTCGTGGCTCCTGACCGAATGCGACCGCGTGGAGATGTACGCCGGACAGGCGACGCGCGACGAGCTGCTGGAGATTCTGGGCCCGGACTGGGAACTGGTGGCCGAATGGCCGGCGAACGCCAACCTGCTACTGCGAAACCGAAGGCTGTCCGATTGAAGCTCATCGCCATCATGCCCGTCCGCAACGAGGACTGGGTACTCGGACTGTCGGCACGGG